TGCGAGAGTTAATAAAATATATAACTCGACATCAGCCCTCAGTAAGTAGAAGCCTTCTAGTTTACGAGAATAGGAAGGTAACGAAACTAAATCAGTAGGAAATGTATATTCCGCTAGTAATTTGTTTGGTGCTCCTCCAGGTGGAATATCAAAAGCATCTAATTGCTTAAACGTTGTGATAAAATCGATTATATTATGTTCACGATTTTCTTCTCCACCAGTTATTATTCTACGGTCCATATGTTGGGGGTTTTCTGCTGACAAAACGTCAGGAGCTGCAAGGTCAAGTACGGTTAAAATTTCTTCGGCATGTGGGATCAAGTCAATGTTCGTGTTTGCTAAGGTTGTCGTTGTTGTTTCGTTGGTTGTTTCTGTTGTTGTTGTTGCTGTACTATAAATAAGAACATGATGTGTACAATTATCATGAAATGGTTTGTGTGTAGGGTACTGTCTACACCTCTTCTAAATAGAAAAGTAAGTACCACCGCTTACTAAGAGTCGTTGAAACATCTTGTAAGGTAGTTGTTGGCTAGGGTTGTATCCATATGGTTTCATTGCCTTTAAAACCATAGGCCAGTATAAATTATATGTTTGTTCGTCATGTTGTAACAACTCTCTATGAACTGTATCTGCATTCTGGATTGATTGCATTACTTTCGTTTCATAGTGAGTTTCGCGGTCCCAATTTAGAATGTCAAGAATGACATCAATATTGAGGGGAGCAAAACAATAGCAAAGATTGTCATCGTATCTAAAAGATCGTTTAAGTATGGATATCTCGCTTATATTTCTATAAGTTTGATCTCCTACTTTCGTTTCTGTCGTATAAATATGTCCAAGTTTCTTCATCATTGCAGTTATTTCATGAGGTTCAATCATAGATTTTAATAAGTCGGAAAATACCATAAAATTGTCATCACCATATACAGCTAAGTATACGTTGTCAGACAAACTTTGTGGTAATTTCGTTTGCTTTTCAATTAATATACGTACTAAACACAATTCGATTAGTCCTGTGTTATATAGAATATTAATTATCGTTGTCCAAGGGTTTCCAGATGGTTGAGAATGATTCAATTGATATATTGTATGTTTGTGCAAATGTAAGCTATCGGTGATAGTAGTCCATAAAGCACACATGACAATATAATCATGAGAATCAGTTGGTATCTCAAACATTTCAGTGAGTGCTTCGAAAATGGTCCAAATTATGGTCCGATTCAAAGAGCCATCAAAATTTGTGTAATCTCCAGCAATAATATTATTATTGCTAGACATTCTCACAGCTTTATCATATAGCAATGTCCAATCACTTCCAGAGGGGTCTATTCCAAGTAAGGATCCATTGAGTATTTTGTTCATTTTAAGGTGTTCATCAAAACATCCAAAATACTGCCTGAATAATATAGCCAGTTGCATAGGTCCAACAGTTATCATACGTGTCTTTCCAAGTGCAACTTTTTCTATTGGTCGTTTTTCA